AAGAATATGTTACCGAAGACGGTAAATACTATACTGGACCTTATTTTATAACGTATAATGGTACATTTTTTACCGGTAATAAGCCTTCTAAAAATGCTAAAGAGTTAAGAAGAATAGATAAAGAGATACAAAGTTTACAATTTACAGGTGAATTTATACAACCAACTGAAAAAGACTATGAAAAAGGATTTATAGAGAGATTTTTTTCACAAGATAAAAGAAATAAAAATATTATAGAAACTAAAAAATCAAAGTTCCTTAAACTCAGACAACTACCTTATGTAGAAAGTCTGTCATTTAAATGGAATCTAGCACAGCCTGCAGATGATATAATTAAAGGTAAGTATGTATATAGTGGTAGTATTTCTAAAAACAAAAACCTTATAGAACAAGCCGAAAAACAGATGAAAGGTATATCTCTTTTACTAAAATCACCTTCAGAGTTTGTTAAATAAAAAAATTATCTTATATTACAATAAAGGTTTTATAAGTGTTTTATATAGTAGAGCAAGAATCTAAGTTACAGAACTTAGAAAGGTTATCGAAATTAGGGTTATATGTAGATGTTATAAGTTCAAATGATTTATATCATCAAAAACTTACAAAAACAACAGCAGTTTACATTAGACCTATTAATTCCAAGCATGGATTCATTATCCCTGTCACTCATGATGAAGGATTGAATGTATCTAAAGATCGTGTCTACCAAATACTTTTATCTACTAGTAAACTTTATACCTTAAATAAAAAAGACCTGCTCTATCACTTTAATCTACAGGAAGCCATAGATCTATCGTTGATCTATAGTATGACAAATTACGATAGACTGGAGTATCATAGAGATAATAATACATTAAATTACTTTTATAATAGGTTTAATAATTTTGAAACAATAAATCAGCTAATTCCTATATCAAAATTATATGAAAGCTGTGAAAAAATCTACGAATCAGTAAAACATGTAGTAGAATACGATATACCAGAAGGGTTTGATTTCTATAATAAGACTGCAACTAATGTATTCTTTTTATTAGAACAAGCCGGATTAGGAATTTTTTATGAAAATTTTAATAATATGTTTAAACCTCGTAATCCGAGGTATAATACAATAGATAATACAGTACTAACCTCTTATAATTTATATAATGCTACTTCTAGACCTACTAATGCTTTTAACAGCGTTAATTTCGCTGCAATACCTAAGGGAAGGGATTATAGATCCTGCTTTAGGCCGAAAGGAGACTATTTTGTTGAGTTGGATTTTGACGGTTATCACTTGCGTTTACTTTGTGATCAGATTGATTACGATCTTACAGATGAATCAGCTCACGAACAGTTAGCCAAAACATATTTCGAAAAAGATACTATAACAGATGAAGAATACAATCAAGCCAAGCAAATTAACTTTCACGCAATTTATGGAAAAATACCAGAAAGATGGGCTTTCCTTGAGATCTTTACGAAGATTGATGACTATATCAAGAATTTGTGGAAAAGATACGAAAATGACGGAAAGGTCCTGGCGCCTATTAGTGGAAAACCATTTACAAGAGGGTTAAAAGACATGAATCCACAAAAATTAATGAATTATATCATGCAATCGCTTGAAACTTCAAGAAATATTCTTATATTAAAAGAAGTACTAGGCTACTTAAAAAATAAGAAAACTAAGTTAGTCTTGTATACATACGATGCATTATTATTTGACTTTCATAAGGAAGACGGAAAAGAAACATTAGAAAAACTAAAGGAGATACTAGAATCAGGGGGTAAGTACCCAATAAAATTTAAATATTCAAAAGACCTTAGTTTATAAAACGAAAAGATATTTATAAATGATAGAACAACAAGTTATAGCGGCGTTCGATTACGACATTGAACCGTTAGATTTATACGACGATATGAGCAACAAACTTTTCTGTACTTTTGCTACCGAAGAGACTTTAGAAGGAGTCTTAGAGGAGATCCAAGAAAGGTATAAAATAATCTACAACAAAATTTTCGTACTATATTCAAAATCGCAAGATGAATACATATGTACGTATAATGTTGACTTTGGAAACGTAGGAACGTTTTTAGAGAACACTATTTTAGTACACAGAAAGAAAGAATCTAACACACTTTATACAATCAACGCATTAAACACTTTGATTAAAGAGCTTAATGAAGGTGTATTAGATACAAATTACCGCATCAACTGGACAGATTATAGAAATTGCATTCTATTAACTAAAGGTCCAGAACTCAAAAGAGTGAATACAAAACTTTATAAGATTATAGAGTTGGAGAACTAAAAAAAAGTTCTTATATTATTAATAATAAGTTTTAATTAAAATTAGTTATATGGATTTAAATGCTATACGCGCAAAGCTTGATTCGTTAAATAATAACGGTCAACAAAGAGAAAAAACGGACTATTCCACAATTTTTTGGAAACCACAACTGGGCAAACAAACAGTAAGGATTGTACCTTCTGTATATGACCCTGCATTCCCTTTTAAGGAATTAAAATTTCATTACGGTATTGGAAAATACCCTATGGTTGCATTATCAAACTTCGGTAAACAAGACCCTATCGAAGAGTTTGTAAAAGAACTTAAGAAAACTTCTGATAAAGATAATTGGTCCTTAGCTGGTAAGATATCACCTAAGACTAGAATCTTTGCTCCTGTAGTAGTTAGAGGAGAAGAAGATAAAGGAGTTAGATTATGGGGATTTGGTATAACTATCTACAAAGCATTATTGGCATTAGCTGAAGATGAAGATGTAGGTGATTTTACTGACGTTATAAATGGTTGGGACTTAGTAGTAGAACAAAGAGAGGGTAACCCTTATCCTGAAACTACTGTAAGAATTAAGCCAAAACAAACAGCTTTATCAGATAATAACGATCAAGTAGATACTTGGTTAAAGACACAACCTAACCCGGTAGAAGTACATACACAGTATGATTACGACTTCATAAAGAAACAACTTCAAAACTATCTTAACCCAGGATCAGCTGAGGAGACAGCTCCAACAGCAGGTGCTGAAAAAGATACGCCAGAAAGCTCGAATGATTCAAGTTCAGACTTTACCTTGGAAAACGCTACGGCTGGCAACCAAGATACAGTAAGCAAATTTGATGATTTATTTAACGAGTAATGGCAAAGAAAAAAGAAGTACAAGAAAAGGCGACTGCTGCAGTTCAGAAGTCGTTCAATTTATCGAACTTTAAAAAGAAGAAAGGCTATTCTAACGCTTCTATAAAATTTAAGGAGCAAGGTTGGATTCCATTATCTAAAGCCTTTCAAGATATTACATCCTTACCCGGTATTCCTACCGGACATATCACTCTATTGCGTGGACATAGTGATACGGGCAAAACAACTGCCCTAATTGAAGCAGCGGTAAGTGCTCAAAAAATGGGCATTTTACCGGTCTTCATTATCACTGAGATGAAATGGACATGGGAACATGCAAAAGAGATGGGATTAGAAGTAGAAGAGGTATTAGATAAAAACGGTAACGTTGTAGATTATGAAGGTCACTTCCTATATTCAGATAGAGGGACTTTAAATACTATAGAAGATGTAGCCGTTTATATCGCTGATCTATTAGACGAACAAGCTAAAGGTAACTTACCTTATGATCTATGTTTTCTATGGGATTCAGTTGGTTCTGTACCTTGTGAACTTTCTGTAAGATCAAATAAAAATAATAATGAGTGGAATGCCGGTGCGATGTCTACACAATTTGGTAATAACCTTAATCAAAAAGTATTACTTTCCAGAAAAGAGACATCACCTTATACCAATACTTTAGTTGCAATTAACAAAGTATGGACTATGAAACCTGAATCACCTATGGGGATGCCTAAACTTCAAAATAAAGGAGGTATGTCTATGTGGTATGATGCTACACTTGTAGTTACTTTTGGTAACATAACTAACCCAGGTACATCTAAGATCAAAGCGATCAAAGACGGTATGCAGGTTGAGTTTGCTAAGAGAACTAACGTACAAGTTGAGAAGAATCATATAGCAGGTGTACAGTCTAGAGGTAGAGTAGTTATGACCCAACACGGTTTTATAGCTGATGATAAAAGAGCTATAGATAAGTATAAGGACGAGCATAAAGAACACTGGTTAAAACTAGTTGGTAGTTTAGACTTTGATTTGGTTGAGGAAGGAGATTTAGAAGAAGATACAATCGCACCAAATCTACTAGACTAGTGGCTTATCAAAATATTCTAAAGAATTTAAAGCAGACCCCACCCCGAGCGTTAAACGATCACATCCTGATCGTTGATGCGATGAACACTTTAATTAGATCGTTCTCGCTGCTCAAAGCGATGAACCCATCAGGCTCCCATGTAGGGGGTCTGGTAGGGTTTCTTCGTTCCTTGGGGTATGTTACTAGAATATTTGACCCAACAAGAGTTGTAGTTGTATGGGACGGTAAAGGTGGATCAGGAAATAGAAAGAATATTGATCCTAACTATAAAGCACAAAGAGCTACCTCAAGAATTACCCATTGGGGTTTATATGATACTAAAGAAGAAGAGACCGAGGCATTAATCGGACAACTTTTTAGAACACAAGACTACTTAGAGTGCTTACCGGTACAGCAAATGGTATTAGAGAAGTTAGAAGCCGATGATATAATGGCATATCTGGCAAAAAGAGCTTCCTTAGCTGGTAAAAAAGTAACAATTGTATCATCTGATAAAGATTTTTTACAATTAGTAGACAATAATATAGAGGTATATGCACCGGTTAAGAAAAAAACATTTACAAAAGATAACATATTTGAGGAGTTAAAAGTACTTCCAGTTAATTATAATCTTGTAAAAGCATTATTAGGAGATAATTCAGATAACTTACAAGGAGTTAAAGGATTAGGGATAAAAACCATCGTAGCTGAATTTCCTAAATTACTTACAGAAAAAACTGATTTAGATTATGTCTATAAAGTAGCTGAAGAAAAACTCGAAGGTAAAAAAATATTTGCTAAAATA